AATCTTGACGAATATTTGGAAAAGTATGCGGACTTTATAAACAGGAATAATGTGGAGAAGTTTTTTGAACTGGACGTTGATGTTGTAACGGGGTATCAAAAGGTTCTTGAATACAGAAGCAAACTTGAACGGCTGACTGGAAAAAGGTGTATCCCAGTGTGGCACAAATCGAGAGGAATTAAAGAGTTCACTCGTATGTGCCAAGAATATGATTATGCCGCAATAGGCGGGATTGTATCGGGAGAAATAAAACCAGACCAATACAAAGCATTCCCGATGATGATAAGCGAAGCCCACAGAAATGGATGCAAGATACATGGACTAGGGTTCACCAATCTTGCGTGGCTTCCGAAAATTCACTGGGATAGCGTAGACTCAACTGCATGGACAACTGGCAACCGGTTCGGGCATATCTACAAGTTCAACGGTACGACCATGACAAAGATAAAAGTGCCGAGCGGGAAAAGGTTGGGCGATAGCAGGAGAGCCGCACTTATTAACTACACGGAATGGATAAAGTTTCAGAAATACGCAGAAAGGAATTTATGAAAGCACTTGTATTACTGAGCGGGGGTGTGGACAGCGCAACCTGCCTTGCCCTCGCAGTTGAAAGATATGGAAAGGACAATGTTGTTGCCCTCAGTTCGGAGTACGGACAGAAGCATAGCAAGGAATCCGAATACGCGCAGAAGATTGCTGACTATTACGGGGTAAAACGACTTGTAATAGACCTCAGCAACACGATGGAGTACAGTGATTGCTCCCTGCTCAAGCACAGCAACAAAGAGATCGCAAAAGGGGCTTATTCAGAGCAGACGGACGGCAAGAACCCCGTATCAACCTATGTGCCATTCAGAAATGGTTTATTCCTCAGCGTGGCGGCTACAATCGGACTGAGCATCGGGGCTTCTGAAATCTGGTACGGGGCACACGCCGATGATGCGGCGGGGGCGGCGTATCCCGATTGTTCAATGGATTTTGTCCGCAAGATGGACGAAGCAGTCAAAGAGGGAACATCGGGGCAGATTACAGTCAAAGCTCCCTACGCCACAACCAACAAGGCGGGAGTTGTAAAAGACGGGCTTCGGATGGGCGTCCCCTATGAACTTACATGGTCATGTTATGAAGGCGGGGAAAAGCCATGTGGTAAGTGCGGAACGTGTATCGACCGTGCAAAGGCATTTGAAGAAAATGTGGTGAGAGACCCGTGGGAGATGGCATGAATAAAAGAATACTGACATGGAACGACGTTGAGGAATATGTGAAGCGGGTTTCCGAGAAATACAAAGGAGTGACGGGAGTATATGGCGTGCCGAGGGGCGGGCTTGTACTTGCCGTCATGCTTTCCCACAGAATGAATATCCCGCTGTTGTATGCACCAGTAAAAGGGTGCTTGATTGTTGATGACATCTGCGATAGCGGGGAGACAATGCTTCACTATGACAGGAACAGTTCCGCATTTGATAAGCCCCTGTATCACATCACAACCATGATGTTCAAGCAGGGGTCGCTTGTTACCCCCGAATACTACTGGGGAGAAAAGGGCGAGGACTGGATTGTGTTCCCGTGGGAAGGAAAAGAGGTGTAAATGTACCGAGTTAAGAAAAGGCTTGAGATCGCAGGGGCACACAAGCTGTCCCTTGACTACGAAAGCAAGTGCAGTAACATCCACGGTCACAACTGGATTGTGGAAATCTATATGCAGAGCAAAGACCTTGACCGCAACGGAATGGTAATGGACTTCACTCACATTAAGAGGGAAATTCAAGACGCCCTTGACCACAAATATATCAACGATGTGGTGCAGGTAAATCCCACTGCGGAAAACATCGCAAGATGGATATGCGAAAAACTGGGAGAGAAGTGCTACAAGGTCACTGTGCAGGAATCGGAGGGGAATATTGCTGAATACGAACGAGATTAAATTCCCCGTTGTAGAGATATTTGACAGCATTGACGGGGAAGGAATAACGGCGGGATGCCTTGCAACATTTATTCGACTGGCAGGGTGTAATATTCGGTGCGGATACTGCGATACCCTTTATGCACTCAGACCAACCGACGGAGAGTACATGACTGTTAATGAGATCGTGGAGAGAGTTAAGGCAATCGGAAACAAGCACGTCACGCTAACAGGGGGCGAACCGTTATGGAATAAGCCTGTTAAAACGCTCATAGAGGCGATTATGGGCGAGGGGTGCAGGGTTAATATAGAAACCAACGGAACACTTGATATTGAGCCGTATACGCAGTTATACGGCGCAATTATCACGATGGACTACAAGACTATATCGTCCAAGATGAACAGGCAGATGAATCTCGGAAACATCCGCAAGCTCCGCAGGTTTGATGTACTCAAGATTGTGTGTCAAGAGAGCGATTTTGAGGATATAGAGCAGATGCTCAAGACATACAGACCGAGGTGCAAGATATTTCTTAGCCCGATATACGGCAAGATCGAACCAGTTAAACTTGTGGACTTTGCAAAGCATCTGCGGGATGAGGGAATATACAACGTAAGGGTGCAGGTACAGCTTCACAAGATTATCTGGAAACCCGATGAAAGGGGAGTGTGATGAACCAAGAAGCAATACAACAGGCAGTCACAATATTCCTGCGGGCTATCGGTGAAGACCCCGACAGAGAGGGGCTGAGAGAGACACCACGCAGGGTTGCGGGCTACTGGGCAGAACTGCTTGAGGGTATGAACTATACAAACGAGCAAATTGCCCACAAATACGGAAAGACCTTTGAGGTACACGGAAACCCACTCGTTGTCAAGCGGGTGGAAAATGTGTTTTCTCACTGCGAACATCATTTGGCTCTGATGTACAACATGACCGTGACAGTTGCATATCTTCCAGTGGAAACGGGGCAGAACACATACAGGGTCATCGGCTTGAGCAAGATACCCCGTATAGTGGATATGTGTGCTAAGCGCCTGCAACTGCAAGAAAAACTGGCGCAGGACATTGCGGACTGTATCGAGATCGCAACGGGGAGCGGGGATGTATATGTCAACATAGTTGCTGACCATGCCTGCGTTTCCGCAAGAGGAGCAAAGAACGAGGGAGCAACGGACGTGACCATGCTCAAGGGTGCTTTCATAGACAACGCCAAACTGCGGGACGAGGTGGAACGAAAGGTGAAGTGATATGGCAAGACCACGAAAAGAGATAGACAAGAAAAACTTTGAAGGGCTGTGCGCCATTCAATGCACGCAGGAAGAAATCTGTCAGTTTTTCAATGTGACCGACAAAACCCTCACGGCGTGGTGCAGAAGAACATACGGAGCAGGTTTTTCCGAGGTATTCGCCCAAAAAAGGGGCATAGGAAGAATATCCCTGCGCAGGGCGGGCTTTGAAATGGCAAAAAAGAACCCCGCAGTCCATATATTTTATGCAAAGAACTTCCTTGGAATGACGGATAACGTACACTACACCGTCACAGAGGTTGAAGACCTCACACCGATTGCGGACATGATAAACGATGATTCAGACGAATAAAATTCCGTGGAAGCCGCTGTCGCAGAAGCACAGGCAGTATATCCGCAGGGCACTCAAGTGCAAAATGTCCGTTGCTGAGGGCGCTATCCGTTCGGGAAAGACCATTGACCACTGCATCATAGCGGCGGCACTACTGGAAAAGACACGGGACAAGATACACCTTGCAAGCGGCTCGACCATCGCGAACGCCAAAATGAACATTGGCGACTGCAACGGATTCGGGCTTGAGCATCTTTTCAGAGGTCGGTGCAGGTGGGGCAAGTACAAGGACAATGAAGCATTGTTCATTCAGACCCAAACGGGGGAAAAGGTGCTTGTATTTGCAGGTGGGGGAAAGGCTGACAGTTACCGCAAGATACTGGGCAACTCATATGGCATTTGGATAGCAACTGAGATAAACGAGCATTATGATTCGGACGATTCAAGAACCTCTTTTATCAAAGTTGCAATGGGCAGGCAGGCGGCGGCACTTGACCCTCATATCTTATGGGATATGAACCCATGCCAACCGATGCACCCGATATACACCAATTACATTGACGTGTTCCCCGAAAAGTATGTGGGCGGCTACAATTATCAGCATTTTACAATGGCTGATAATCTTTCAATCTCAGCACAAAGACGGGCAGAGATTGCAAGCACCTATGATGTGGGCTCAATATGGTACAGGCGGGACATACTTGGAGAGAGGTGCATTGCGGAGGGACTAATCTATCCAAACCACGCAAACGCCATAGAAGCCCCGCCAACAGGAGAACCTGAGGAATATTGCTTATCCATCGACTACGGAACACTAAATGCCTTCGCCGCCCTTTTATGGGCGAAATACGGGGATGTATGGTATGCGGTGGATGAGTATTATTATTCTGGCAGGGACAAGGGAGTACAAAAGACCGACCAAGACTACGCGCAGGACTTAGAAAGATTCATTGAACCCGTCAAGGTGTGGCACGCAAAAAGAGTTGCCAACGGGTTTGAATACGGCAGTCTGGAATTAACGACAATCGTTGACCCGTCTGCGGCTTCATTTATTGCCCTACTGCGGAAGGACTATGACTGTTTTCATGTACGCAAGGCAAAGAACGATGTTGTTGACGGAATACGTGAAACGGCGGTTGCGATGAAAACGGGGGCTATCAAGATTGCTCCCACGTTGAAGAATCTAATCACTGAGTTGCAGGGGTATGTGTGGGACGACAAAGCACAGGATGAAGCACCGCTCAAGGTCAACGACCATGCCTGCGATGCGCTGAGGTACTTTGTCAAGACAATGCGAGTTGTCAGCGAAGTGGACACAAGAGCGGCATAAGGAGAGGAAATGTTCACCTATCAAGATTTGCAAAAGGTTCTGACCGAGTGGCAGAACAGTAACACGGACACGCCCTTGTTACAGTTTGTACAGGGAGCGATAGCGGCGCACAAGAACGACACAAAATCAACAGCCAACTATGAAGTGGCGGTACTTGCTGACGAGTATTATCGCCACAGGGACAGAACCATAGTCCAGTATCAGAAGTTGCTCTATGACATGAGCGGGCATCCAAAGGTGGATGAGTGGGGAGCCAACTACAAGTTGAGTTCCAATTTCCTGTTTATGGCGGTCAATCAGCTGAACCAGTACCTGCTCAGCAACGGCATCACATGGTCGAAGAGCGGAACGGCGAAAAGACTGGGCAAGAACTTTGATTCACAGGCGCAGAAGGCAGGTGTTGAAGCCCTTAAATGCGGGGTTTCGTTCGGTTTCGTCAACTACGATCACATTGAGGTATTCAGTCTGCGGGAGTTCGTTCCCTTTTACGATGAGATCACTAACCAGCTGATGGCGGGCATAAGGTTCTGGCAACTGGCATCTGACAAGCCCCTGCGGGCAACCCTTTACCTCATGGACGGGATCATTGAGATGGTGTGGGGAGAGAGGGACGGCGATGTGTCCCGAAACGGCAGAATACTCAAGCCCCTTACACCCTATATCACCGTCACTAAGGGAGCACCCGCTGAGGCTGAGAAAATCTATGACGGGGAGAATTACCCCGCGTTTCCCATTGTGCCATTTTACGGCATCAACAAGCAGTCCGAATTACTTGGACGGCAGGAAAAGATTGACTGCTTCGATCTTCTGTTCTCGGGCTTCGCAAATACGGTTGACGAAGCCGCTTTTATCTACTGGGCTATTGAGGGCGCAGGCGGGATGAAAGACATGGATTTGGCGAAGTTCACGGAGCGGATGAAGCGACTGCACGCGGCGGCTGTAGGCGATGAACAGAGGGTGACGGCAAACGCCATTGAAGCCCCGTATGCGTCCCGTGAAGCTATCCTGCAAAGGTTAAGGGATGATATATACGAGGACTTCATGATGGTGGACACCGCGTCCATTAAATCGGGGTCAGTAGTCACCGCGCAGATTGAAGCCGCGTTCCACAACCTTGACATGAAAGCCAATCTGTTTGAGTTCTGCATCCTTGACTGGCTTGAGGGCATCTGCAAGGTGCTTGGAATCGAGGGGGAAGAGCCTACACTGACCCGCTCCAAGATCATCAACACGCAGGAGCAGATAAGCACACTCACGGCGGCGGCGGAATATCTCACTGAGGACTACATCACCCGAAAGATTTTGCAGATTCTCGGTGACGGGGACAAGGCTGACGAGATCATCAAAGAGCGCACCGCAGAGGACTTGGAGCGCATAACAGTGCCGCAGATTAACCCGCAGGAAACCAACGAAGAGGGTAACGAATGGACAGAGGGCACGAACGCACAGAACAGGTCATAAGCAAGATCGAGGGCAGACTGCGGGCTGAGTATGAGCAGGCGGCGAAAGAGGGGCAGGAAACCATTGACGACTACTTCA